GAAAATCAGGCCAAGCATCAAAGGAACCCATAGTTTGTCATTGCCACACAGATTGTTGATGTCAAATTTTTTTTCGGAATGGCTGTTTTCAAAATCATCCATTGTAAAGTCTCCTCACTTCGGCAGCGTCAGGTTCAGGACGCTTGCCAGCTGGTTCAGGTCGATGCCACGCTCTTTGGCGAGGTTCTGCGCCATCGTTCGGAGCTGTGTTTCGTTCTTGCCCTGAATCAGGTTCAAGCCCTGCATGATAGGAGCGTTCTGCCCGCTTAACTGCTGGATAAGCCCCATTGGGTTCTGCCCGGCGCGAGCCAGATTTGCAAGCTGCATGATAGGGCTGTGAGTAATCATATCAAACGGAGAGGGCATCGCTTATTCTCCTTTCTTCGCTGCGGCAGTGGGCTTAGAAAAGCTCTTCTGCCATTTTTCCAGTTCATCCAGTCGGTGGACAAGGGCATTGTACTGCTCAATAGGCACATACTGCTGTGTCGGTGCAGCGGTCTGCTGCGCCTGTTGTGCTTGCATCTGTCGCCATGCTTCCGGGCTGTAAAACTCCTGTACATAGGATTCACAGGTGTCCGGGTTGAGCCGCTTGCAGTAGATCACGCCACTGCGCAAGTCCGGGCAATAGGTCGGTCTGCCGTACAGGTCTGACGGTATCGCCAGAAATTCTTCCCTGCTGGAAACAGGTCTGCCGAGTAACCAACCTCCGTCCTGTGCCGACTGCTGAACAGGCTGCTGCCCATTCATCGGCTGCGGACGCTGCGGCTGTGCCTGTTGCATCTGTGTGTTCGGCAGGGGAGTGGCAAGCCCGACTGCGCCCATGCCGCCGTAAGGATTGACAGGCTGCTGCGGAACGTAGGGTGTTCCGGGTGTCGGATAATAGCTCATAAAACATCCCTCCTTGTGCTCTCAGTGTACCGCATCGGCAAAAAACGAAGGACAACGAAGGTACAACGAAGGACAAAAAAGAAAAGCGCCCACACGGAAAAAACCGCATGAGCGCTTAACTATTAAAGGACTTCGCATTGGAAGCAAAACTAAAATATCACGTTTCTGCTTGCAAGGCAAGGGTTTCGACAAAACTAGTGCAAATAAAACAAAATCCCACACTTTGCCTACAAAGTACCCCGCGTGGCACGCAGGGCTTCGGCAAAGCAGGGGATTTCAGATATCCGCCCTCTTGTGCTTCTTCGAGAGGCCGGGTGGATTTGTTGATGTTATTTTACCACAATCAATCTGTTACGACAAGAACCAGTGCGGGGCCGTTGACGCTGACCGCTGCGTCCTGATAGGGCTCGACAACAGTCGTTTCCACGCCCTCGCGTTTGCGAAGCTCTGTAATAAGATTGGCGGTCGGAACATTTTCGAGGTTCACGGTGAGCTCCTTTCGTCTAGCTTTTCATCAATAACTTTCAGCCGGTAGCCTATTGCCGTCCGACTGTAATGTGTCTGTGCTGCAATGTCCGGCAGCGGAAGCCGCTCAACGTACCGCAGTAAGGCTATCTTACGGTCTACCCTCCCAAGCGGTGCGCTTTTGATGGCGGCGATCATCCTCTGCCGGTCAAGCCCTTGCAGCGCAGCGGGCAGCACCACACGAGCCGCCGCCACAGGCAGAACCGAGCCAAAAAGGCTGCGGCAACTGTCCGGCGTTGCGCACCATTACGGTGACGTTACCGAGATGGTCGATTTTGTTGACCTTAACAAAATCGCAGAATGTTTTCGTAAAGTCACGAAAACGTCTTTGTATGGCGTACATTTTGTTGGCACCAACAAAATGCTCATATGCAGTGCTACTCATGGTTTTACTCCTTATCTGCCCGCTTTTCGATGCACTCGCCATATTTGTCAAGAAGGCAATCTTTGCAAAACTCTCGATTGTCGCCTTTCAGGTTGCACACCTTTTCACGCTTGCGGGCTTGATTCATAGCGTTTGCAGAAGCGGCAATAATGCCGCACATAGGTACAGCCATGATATCCTCCTTACTGCTTTTCCAGTGCCGCTTTCATGCGGTCAAAGAAAAACTGGATAATGGTGCCGATAGTCTCATCGGTGATGGCCCAGCTGATAAGTCTGCCCCACTTGCTGGCGCTGAGGGCCGTGCGGAGCATCTGCGCCACCCACGCCTTGCGCTCTGCGCCGCGCTTGGTGCCCTGAATCTCGTGCTCTGCCTGCTCGATCAGGTCAAGCACGGTGCCCTTGACAGCCGCGCCATAGCCCAGCCGGATGCAGCCCAGGGCGTAAAACGCAAAGCCGCCCAGCATGAGCACGAGGGCCACAGGGGCCGGAAGTGCGGTCAAAAGGTTACGAATCGCTTCCATGTATTACTCTCCTCCCTCTTTTTCGAGGTCTTCAATGCGGTGGTTTGCCACCTTCATCTGTTCTTCAAGCACAGGGATGCGCTGGGCGAAATTGTTGTGTGTCCGAACTTCCCGGGTTAGCTCTTCCAGCTTGGTTTCGGTCACAGCCTGTTGCTTGTCCAGTTTGGCATCCATGCTCTGGGCGGTGTGGTTGTTAGAGACGATCACGCCGATCAGGCTCAGACCGCCGGTGATAATGGCTACGATGATTGCATCGCTCATGCGCCCTCCCGAAGACGGGTCAGGCCCTTCTTGCGGATGATTTTCGGGTAGTTGAGGGTGGTCACGTTGAGGTCCACGTTGCCGGAGATGCCCGGCACGCGGCCCTTGCTGGTGTGCTGGTGGGCATTGTACTTGAAATCCACCTTCGGGGTCTTGCCGGTGTAGTCAGCAAGCCACACGTCATAAGGGTGCAGAGCCGCACCGCCCACAAAGAGATGTGCCTTTGCAAAGCTGGTGTAGGTGTAGAGCTGGGCATAGAAGCCCATCTGCTCCACCTCATGCAGGGCATAGGCGGTCAGGTCGGTCAAGTCCTGCTTGTCCAGGTTGCCCAGCTTATTGTCCTCTACGTCCACAGCCACCGGCAGGGTCAGCTCCTTTCCGTAGACTGCCTGACGCAGCAGGGAGAGTTCTGCGTTGACCATGTCCTTGTTGGTGGCGTAGGTGTAGTAATATACACCCACATCCAGCCCCGCCGCTTTGGCGTGGCAGTAGTTCGCTTCAAAGGTCGGGTCGATGTACAGGCCGTCTGCCCGCTTGGAGAGCTTGCGGTTGGTGGACACTGTCTTGAGCATGGCCCCCTTGTAGCCCGCCGCTGCCACCTGTGCCCAGTCGATTTCGCCCTGATACCGGCTCACGTCAATGTATCGGTAAGGCGGCTTACCTGCCCACCCGGTCACGGTGTCCACTGTGGACACCGTGACCGGGTGGGCAGGTTCTTTCTTGTCGGCGCTGTCACCGGCAGCGTGGGAGAGGGCTGAAAAAACATCCCGCAGGAAGTCAAGCATTACTTTCCACCTCATAAAATCCCTCCTCCGTCAGCTTTTTCATCACGACATCCTTGTACCTGTCAGGAACGTTGTCGATGGTAAAAGCGCCGTCAAAGCGGTGCAGCTTGATTTGGGTCACATAAAACAAAACCATAACATCCTCCTTTACTGTGCGGCCAGCAGGTCAAGCATAGCCGCTTCCAGAGCAGCAAGGCGCTCTTCTGCGGTGGGCAGCTGTGCTTTTTCCTCTGCTTCCTTGCGGGCCTTTTCTTGTGCAGCCAGCTCTTCGGCGGTGTACAGCACATACCGCTGCACTTCCACCTCTTCGTCGTAGGCTCCCTTTGCGGCGACACCGGGCACGTCCACAACCTTCCAGCGGTCACGGCCCCCGTTGGGGTAGGTCTTGTACTCGTAGTGGCTGACCTCTTCCACGCCCGCCACAGCATCGTGATGAATGGTCTGGGTCTCGGGCTTGAGGTAGCCTTTCGTCAAGTCGGGGTTGGCGATTTCTACGTTATTACTGTCAATGATTTTCATGTGTACTCCTTTCGGTTACGCCACTCTGCGCCAGATGTACATGGAGTAGTAGGGGGGGATGTTGTTATGCGGTTTCCCTTCCCCGGATGTGGATAGCTGAAAATTGTCAGGAAAGTTTAAAACAGCTTGTGAGGCAGCCGAACCTAAACCACGCTGAACCGTATGTCCATTAGGATCTATGTTTATCGCTCCGGTTGTAAATTTTACGAACGTATGGTCATGCGGGCCGTTATTTTCCTTCGTTAAAGCAACTGACGCTTCTCCACCGGTACTCCCTGCCGGGTACGTATCGCTTGCGCCCATGATAAATTTGCCCTCAATGCGTTCCCATGTGCCGCCGATAAAGCTTGCCGGGGATGTGGGGTCGTTGCTGGCCCAGAATTTGATTCTGGCGAGGTCTTCTTCTCGCTGGGCGGCGAGAATTTCTTTGATTTTGGCTTCCACCTCAGCCTTGCTGTAAAAAATCACGTTGCCGTCCTCGTCGAGGACGACATCCTTGTTCGCTTTTTTGTCAATCGCATCACCGGTAGCCTTTGCGTCGGCAGGGGCGTTTTCGATGCTCAGAGTCTTATCGGTACTTGCTTTGGCCCCGGCCTCTTCTGAGTATTTCTTTGCATTGGCTTCACTGGTTGCAGCGGCAGATGCACTGGATGCAGATGCCTTAGCGGATGCAGCGGATTCGCCAGCTTTTGTGGTTGCAATTCCGGCCTGTTCAGTGGCAGTAGCAGCAGAAGTAGAAGCCCCGTCCGCTTCCCGCTTTGCATTGGCTGCGCTTGTCTCCGCACTCTTTCGAGCCGCTTCGACCGCTTTAATCCAGTCCTCTTCTGTGCCAACATATCCATACTTTACAGCAATGGCATAGGCGCTATAAGGGCCGATTTCAATTGTTTTGCTCATTCAAACGTCACCTCCAAAATTCCAGAGCCGTTGTCTTGAATATTTATTTCGGTCAAGCTATCGCTTTTAACCATATAAAGCACGCCGTTTTTCTGTTCAAAGTTCATCCAACCGCCTTTATTAGCGCTTTGTTCTGCAAGGCGAACGCTTTCAGCGGAGTTTTCAGCTTGCTTCTGTGACTCTTGTGCGGACGTTTTGGCATTTACTTCGGACAGTTTTGCATTCAGCTCTGCTTTTTCAGCGGCAATCCTCGCAATGTCTGCGCCTGCAACATCTGAAAGGGCGTTCAGCGTTTCAGCATTCATAGGAGTGCCTTCAACGATAGGCTCATCGTTGCGAACCAGTGTGACAACTTCCGATGTGCCGTCAGGCTTTTTCATTGTCCATCGGTTCGGGTACTTTGCTTCTCGGTCAACAAAGTGCATAGTAAGGTTCACCTCCACAGACCGGCTCTGAGCAGTAGATTAGATGGTTATTGGCTATCGTTTCGATATCAAGTAGAATTTCTTCGACCTGATTGATAATCGTATAGTGCAGGTAATTGAGGGAAGCAGGGGTTTCGGGGGTATCATTCTTGCCGCTGCACAAAGACCGAATTGCTTTGATATTGGAAAGCCAGCGAGAAGCGTCCAAGACAGTCAGATATCCATTTACATCCCAATCAGTTTTTACCGAAACAGATGCGTTCAATATGGACGCGATCTCTTGGATTCCACTTTCGATTCGGTTATAGTCCATGTAGCTCAGAGCGCCCTTCATACCAGCGGCCCATTCTGCCTGTTCTTTCTCTGTCCACGTTCCTGCTTTTGCTTTCAATGCAAGCGCCTTGACTTGCGCAACATCATCATCGGTTCTGTCTGTGATCCACCGGGTCAACGAACATCAGCTCCTTCCAAGAGATACCCTTCGACCGTCCCGTGAAAACAGCCGGAATACTGATAAGAAAAGCTCGTAGTCAACAGTACAGAGGAATAGCCAAACTGATGATGAACAAGAACATAGTCCAAAGCGTCAAAATGTGGGCTTGCACGATATTTCAATGTGACCTTGCAGCGGTTAGAAAGCACCTTGTATGCTTCTGTCAAAATATTCCTGCTCTGGCTGAGAACGCTTTGGGACAACATTTCATTGCTAACAGTCTGCGTTGCTCCGCTCCCTGTTGGGTTTTCTGGGTAAGAATACGTTTTGCTTGTAGTGTTTGAACCATCAGAAGATTTTACATCAATCGAGCAAATCACATTTTTCAAAGGAGAAGAGAACGCAATTTCAGGCCAGTTGAAATTGTTAACGATGTCGATTTCACCGGCAAGGTTTGCTTTTGCAGTAGAGATGTCAGGAATTCGACCAATTACAATCACACCTTCTCTGGTTTGATATGTTGCCATACCAGCTGCGTTAGCAACCATCTGCAAAATATCAGAGTCCTTATAATTGCTTTTATCCTGGCTTGTGATATCTGTGCTATAATTTTTCAGCTCTTCGGAAATCTGAAACGTTGCCACGTTGTCATTCAGAAGTTCCAACGCATCGTAGGCCATCTCATAAAGAGTGCCATACATTCTTCCTGTATAGTTAGAAACCATCAGATAGCCAAAAGCATCACGGGCCGTAAAGCTTGCTTCAATGCTATTAGAAGGAACACTCCACTCAGACAAGAAGAACTTGCCGCCTGTAATCCATTCTACCGTTCCGTCCAAGTCCATGCCGTACTCCACAGAGATAGGCTGGCGCTCATACAGGTATTTGTAAAGACCTTCCGGGTTGATCGGGTTCCACTTTTGCGTGCTGTTATCCACCGTAAAAGTGATGCTATCATTCGGGAGTTGGCCGCTGATCGGGTCTCTTGTGGAATCGTGCTTGTACGAAAAAATATCTTTCTTCTCAAACACAATGAACTGGCCCATCTTTATTTGCTCAACCCTTGCGCGACGATTTTCCAAGCACCACGACAAGATTTGAATGGAAATAGAATCGTAATTTGCAATCTCAAAGTCAATGTCAGTGGTGATAGAGGAATTATCCGACACTGTTTTTGTGGACACGACTGTGCTTCCAGAATACGCGGTCAGTTTGAAGCTTGTCGGCCATTCGTTAAACGTTGACGACCATGTGATGGTAATGCCAGGAATCGTCACGGTATGAACTTTGCTGAACGAGAGCGTAATAATTGGGTGGTTTGAGGTTGAAACACAATTTTCGCTAACATAACCAGCCTCTTGAGATTTTGCGCTTCTATCAGGCAAGGTATAATTACCGTCCAAAACAGTGAAATTTAATTCTCCGGTAGAATATTTTGTATAAGTATGTGCTTCGCTATCAACAATAGAAGATACATTGCTGAAGAACGTTTCTCCGTTTGTGCTAGGAATCGCATCTTCTTGCAAACCCGGTTCTGTAACGCCATAGGTGATGCGTACAAACATCTCCGGAACAAGCGTTTCGGAAAACTTGTCAAGCCACTTCTGAGAAGGTTGTACCATAGGCTATACCTCCACAAGCGCAATCGAGCAATCCGTCCAGCCCATCACATTACCTGTTTTAGGCCCGCGCCGCCACATACCAGACGTTCTGTCTGAAACGTACATCTGCCGCGTGTCGTATCCGGCCTTTGCCTGGTTATAAAAGCGAACAGTACAGTAAAATCGTGTCGTGAACAGGCTGAGAATAGAGGCCCACTGTTGTGCGGTAAGGTAGTTCCACTTCAGGGACACCTTTGCTACATCATGCCGCACAACAGAGCCAACTACTTTACCTTGAACGTTTCGTCCAGAATCCACGATGGTGCTAGTGGTCGCTTCGTAAGAAGAAGGTTCCGGCAAGTCTACGCCATTTACCGTTACCAGTGCTGGAATTGCCATAAACCGCCACCTCCTTAGTAGCTGTAAACTTCACTGCCCATCAAAGACTGTCCACGGGCGTTCTGCCGCTTCTCAACGGATGCTGTAATCTGTTTTCCGTCAAGGTAAATTTTGAGTTCCTTGCCACCGGTCAGTTCATCACCATACCGCTGGAAAATGTCGAGAAAAGCGTTGTAAGTGCCATTGTAAACAGATTCGCGCATTTCCTCTTCGTTGATGTTGACATTTACACTCGTTGTGCCGCCATAAGAACCGGAGGATGTGCCGTTGTTCTTATCCCATTCTTTTGTTCCTGGGTAAGAACCATTTTTGTACTTTTCCAGCAGTTCCTTGTACTGCTGTTCGTAGTTAGTTGGGTCTTTGGAATCGTCAAAGCTGCTATTGGCCGCTTCTTGACGTTTGCGCTGGCTTTCTTTACGTTCATTTGCAACTTTGTCTGCCCAGTCGTACACGGGGTTAGAAACATAATCCATCTTGCTATGAAGAGGAACCTTATTCCATGCCCAAATTAAGGTGTTAATTGCATCCACAAAGCCCTGAACTGCCGTGCCAATAACGCGTAAAATGGTTTCAAAGACAATTGAAAAGAAATCGCCGATTCCATACCAAAGATTAGACAGGAACGAAGCGATGCTCTTGTTCTTATTGGCAAAATTGACAAGAGCGCCAACCAACATGCCAATCAGGGAAATAACCAGCATAACAGGGTTTGCATCCATTGCAATGTTCAAACTCGTCTGAGCGGATGTTGCAGCCATAGCGGAAGGAACGAACTGACTGATAAAGCTAGAAGCCATACCGGCAATGTTGTTCCAAACGCCACTCAAGCCTTGTGTCAGCCACTGCAAGCTGTTATCGGCAATGGATTTGATTTGCTTTCTCTGCTCATCATCCATTGCATGATAGAAATAGGAAGCGGCCCATGTGCCGAGCTTTTCAAGGTCTCCGTTAGAAATCGCATCCCACAGAGTGCCAATGCTGCCAAAGAAATCAGATTGTAAGCTCTGATCGATGCGCTGCCACTCCGTGTCAAGGCTATCTAAGAAGTTGTTTACATATCCAGTCGCATGGGAAGAACCAGAACCAATTAACGCCTGCCCTTTTTCCTGCACAGCGTTTACAACGCCCTGCATAGCAGTGGTGACGTAGGGGATGGCCGCAGCGATACCGTTTGCAAGGCCTTGGTCGATAAATTCACCAAAGCGTTCAAATAGAGCGGAGGGAGAGTGAATTTCAGTATCGGTCGTGAACTTGTCAATGATAGCTTTGGCAAGATTTGCCGCAGCGCCTTTTGCGGTTTCAATGCCGCTCTTGATACCATTTACGAGGCCTTGCCAAATGTTTTTGCCCGCTTCAAACATTTTGGAAGGAAGAGAAACAATAGCATTTGCAACGGCTGTTACCATATCGGAAGCAGCTTTTGCGGCATCTTTTGCCCACGTTTTGATATCATCGATAAATCCACGAACAGCTCTCGCACCATTTTCGACGTGTTCATCGAGATGTACGAACCATGTAACAACATTCTTTACCCAATTGATAAGGTCAGCAAAACCAAGAACCGCCTTTTCGATGAAGTTACCGTTCATCTGAATATCAAGACGGTCGGTTTCACTCACTCCATTGGTAATCCATCCGACAAACACTCCGATATCGTGAATCAGCTGAGCAATGCCCATGACGGCATTCTCGATGAAGTTACCGTTCATCTGTAAGTTAAGCCTGTCAGTTTCGGAAACACCGTTCTGAATCCATCCAATAAAAATTGCGAAATCATTGATAAGGTTTCCAATGGCTGTAATTGCGTCACCTACAAAATCAGCAACTTTTTCGCCCATAGACTTGAAAGCATTGAACCAGTCCGTTTCCATCTCAAAAGTTTCTTTTTGGCTTTCGCTACCAAGACCACGAACTGCAACAGTGATAGCTTCAAAACCAAGAACAGCAAGACCGGCTACAGGATGACCGCTAACAATAAGACCGATGCCCATAAGTGTTGTAATTAAATCACCAACATCAAGATCAAGGTCTTTTACAACGTCAGAGATTGTTTTGAACGCAGAAGAAATGCCATCCTGCCAACTTTCTGGAATGAGATTCCAGATTACTTGCTTTAAGTTAGAAAAAGATTCTTTCAGGTATTTGATGGATTCTCCGAGTTTTCCATCTGTGAGTGATATATTCCAACCCTGCCTAAGCCCTTCCGCAGCAAGGTAAATCATAGATCGAACACGTTCAAGGCCTTTTCGGAACGCCTCACTGTTTTGGTACAGGTCAACAAAACGAGCAACCATGATGCCAACAGCGACAGCTGCTCCCATAATGGGAGACTTCCAAAGCTTGAGAATTCCTTCAATTAAAGAGCCATCGCCTTTGATTTTGTTGAGAGCTTCAAGCAAAGCGTTGCCAATAGCCCACGTTGCAAATCCGGCAGAAATACCAGCAATCAATGGCGCAAGCTTTTCCAGCTTTGCTTTGATTTCGTCCACAGCGTTGCCAACATAGTTCTTAAACATATCGTAGCCGGACAGGTCTACATCGCCCAAGATGTTACCAGCAGATGCACCGCCGCCAGAGCCGGAACTTCCCTGCGTTGGGTCAATGATGTTCAGTTCATCAAAGCCCATCGTGTAGTCCTTGAGGGCTTTGGCAGCTTTCTTTGTCGAATCAGCCGTGTCGTCCATTGCGTCACCGATGCTTCCAACGCTGCCAGCGCTCTTGGTGAAATCAGTGAACACAACCTTTACACCCATCAGCTTTGCCACCCATTCAACGAACTCTCGAATGAGCTGTACGGCGGCAATCAGCGGGGGAAGAATAGATTTCATGGCAGGGTAGAGCAGAGAGCCAACAGATTTCGCCAGCATATCCAACTGCGCTTTCAGAATTTTAATCTGGTTCGCAGGGCTTTGGATGGTCTGTGCAAGATTGCCCTGTACGTTGGCAGTCTGCTTCATAATGGCAATGTAGCGCAGAACCGCCTTATCTGCCTGAGACAGACTAGAAACTTGCTTGTTAAAGCCCAAGGCCAAAAGTTCCTGCTGCAACCGTGCCTGAGACAGGTCAACACCCAAACGGCGAAAAGGCTCAATCTCGCCAGAGATTGCGGAAGACATTGCGGTAAAGGTTTCTGCAACGTCCTTGTTCCAATAGGAACCTTCGTCATAGGCAAGCTGGGTCAGGTTCTTAGACAGAATGTATGCTTTGTCGCTGGTCAGACCAAACGAAGTGCCCAAGCTCTGGATGGTAGCCATGTAGGTCATTGCTTTTGTCGGGTCAACGCCAAGCAAACCCTGCATCTTGCTAATGAGCGTATCGGCTTCACCGCTCAAATTGCCCATAGCATTATGAAACAAGTCTGTTGCTTCATAGAAGTCATTGAACTTCGCAACAGCGTTGCCAAGATACTCAGCGATAGCTTTCAACGAAACCAGCTTTACCATGTTCCGCATAAAGCCGTTCATCTGATTGGACAGGCTGAGATAGCTCTTACGCTGCTTTTCGTTGGCTGCGGTCACACGGTTTGCCTGTGTGACCACCTTACTCAACTGCGGAGGGAGCTTCGCAAAAGCGTTGCCTACCTTGTCAAGCTGAGATGCAAGGGGAGCAAGAGCAGTAGAAATCTTCTGACAAGAGCTTGCAAAAGAATCAAGGTCAGTCGCTTTTAGCTTGTCGGTCAGGTCGGGAACTTTCCCAATCGCATTGAAAGCACTGCCAAGAGCTTTAAGGTTCGATGCGTCCAGAATGGACAGCGGAGCCAAAGCGTTAGTGAGCTGAGTAATGCTCCCGGACATGGAGTAAAAGTCCACGCCGTTCAAACCAGACACAGCCGCTGGAATCTTCTTGATTGCATTCACGACCGTGTTGATGCTCTTTGCGCTTGCGGTCGGGTTAAGGTTCGATGCGTCCAGAATGGACAGCGGAGCCAAAGCGTTAGTGAGCTGAGTAATGCTCCCGGACATGGAGTAAAAGTCCACGCCGTTCAAACCAGACACAGCCGCTGGAATCTTCTTGATTGCATTCACGACCGTGTTGATGCTCTTTGCGCTTGCGGTCGGGTTAACGTTGGAAAGTCCATTTAGAAAGCTGGTGATTTTGTTTAGCCCGGACATTCCAGCGGATGCCTGTTTCAGCGTTGCAATAGAACCGGCAAGCTTGTCAAGGCTGTTCACAACCTTTGTGACGTTGCCTTTCGTCCGCAAATTAGAAATGGCGGTAGCGAGCTTGTCGATATTAAGCTCTGCGCCCTGCGATTCCGCAGAAATCTCTACGGATAAGCTCGTAATATCAACATCAGCCATCACTACCACCATCACTTTCCATCATAGAGAACATCATTCTCTTGATTCGCTCCTGCGCCTCAACTGCGCGTTGGTATTCATATTCGTCTTTCTCCTTTTGAGTAAGGGGAATCGGTCTATCCATGTACTTGATGGGCTTAGACCCTTTCTTTCGGAACATATTGCCAACCGTAGAGGAAAGCGCAGATGCCATGTAAAAGCCATTTCTCCATGCTTCTGTGTTGGCTCTGCGTTCCCGTAGTTCCTCTGCGTCACGGTAGACCTTTGCCAGCCAGACATCACCGTGCCAGAACTGGTCGTATGTCATGCCAATGGAGATGTAATAGGCTTCTACATCGTGGAACAGCTTAGAGAAGGAGAATGGCTCCCCCTCTCCGTCTGTTTCTTGAGATTGTGCAGTTACACAATCTCCCACGTTGCGTTTTTTGCAGTCTTGTCCTCAGTGTCAGTTGCCAGCAGAGACTTGGAAGCGTCCACGAACATTTCAAGCAGAACGCCCATCAGGTCTTCCTTATCCTCGATGTGCTGGAACATCTCGTCCACGACCTTGCGTTTGATGCCCTTGTTCCGTGCGATGAAAGCGCCGTAGAACAGGGCACGAGAGTTAGACAGCAGATTGGTCATCTGGGTGTACTGGCCAATCTGAAAACCTGCACGTTCGGTAGCTTCCACGCTGTCACGGGTGAAAGTCAGTTCATAAGTGTTCTTGCCATCGGGGGAATGAAAGTTAATAACCTTAGCAGCCATAATAAATGCTCTCCTTTATAAATAGGAGCAGAACCAAATCCGTTGTTCAGTTCTGCCCGGTTTGATTGATTCGATTTTTGCGGTTTAGCCGCCGTTGACAGTCAAGGTCTCGCTGAACTCAGGCTTCTTGGTGAAGATGCAGTTGATGGTCATTTCCACAACCTCGTCCACGCCAAAGCCGGACAGGCCAACCTGATGCATACCCTGCCAAGTGAAGCCGGAGCCGTCCTGCATTTTCAGGGCGTAGTACTTTACGGCGTTGCTCTCGGAAGTCTCATCATAGCCAGCTTCCTTGACCTTCTTGTAGTCAGTCTTGTTGTAGTTGGCAGTAAAGGACTTGGTGTCACTCTGGATAATGCCGAAGATGTTGACCTGCATGGGGTCGGACAAGGTGGTGGCATCCAGAAGGTTAGGCTCGGAGATCAGGTCGGGTACATCCTTGATGTCGCACAGCTTCGTCAGAGCGGTTGCGCTGTCGCCACAATACAAGGTGGTATTCAGACCGGAGATAGCAGTACTCATAGAATGTTTACCTCCTTAGTTTCGGTAAATCATTCCGTCCTCTCCGATTGTTGCCCCGTAGCTGCAATCAATCCGATAGACGGAATTGTTGTACAGCCCATTCAACGGGGCAAACGACTTGCGATAAAATTTAAGCGGTTCAAGAACAGAATCCACGATTCCAACGATGAAACGTGCTTCTGCAATGCGTCCTGTGTCCTTGTTGGAGTAAACACGCACACGCAAGGAAACGGCAGCGTATTTGCTGTGACCAGCAGAATCAATGTGTACAGGGAGATTGCTGTTTTCCTCTATCTGCACACACGGAAACTTCTTGACGTTGCTGTCATTGATTTCACCAGTAACGAAGATGCCGGGCACTTGCTTTCGCAGTTCCTTAGCAACAGCCGTGAAGATAGAATTGAAATAATCGATCAACTATTCCAAACCTCCCTCCACGTTGCTTCAACTTGAGAAGCCATTTCCTCAACAGCCCCCCACATAGCCATAGCTGCATCGTTACCGCTGGTGTAATTCAGCTGACCTTTGCCGTCTACTTCCTTGACAGGTGTGCCAGCATTGCCGGTTTCGCCGTAGTAGTACCAACGCTTATGCTTGCCGTTTTCCTTGCCGTATGTGCCGTGCTCACCCACACCATTAGGAAGTTCGCCGCCATAAGCAGAGTGCATAACGCCAGTACCAAACTCGATAAAAGCAACCGATTTGCCCTCAGCAATAATGGAACAGGCGGCTCCGTTTTGCTCAACATGGCAAGAAACATCGTTGCTACCAGCATACTGTGCGTTCGCAAAACGAATTTTTGCCACGTCAAGTCCTTTATCAGCCAACGCCTTTGCAAACTCCTGCGCCTTTTTGTTCAGGGTGGCCTTGTACTCCTGTATCTGACGTTCCGCATCACGAAGTCCGGCATCGCTCAACCTCACTTTAATTTTCACTTGCAGCCACCTCTTTCAGCGCATACAACGTATCCGTGATATGCTCTGCGACCTTGACCACAGTGTAATTGAAGGGCTTTGAAACGTCTGTCTGAAACCAGACGTGTGTGCCTTCATAAAGCGGTGTGTTGCGCTTTTTGCTGGACGAACTGACAACGTAACTGTAATCCGTGAACGCTCCAAAAGGGTTTGCTTCCGCAGAACCAGTAGGCGGGCTGACGTTCAACATCAGCTTTGCGGGGGTACTCCACGATTCGTATGCGGATTCGCCGGTTTCGTTGCCCCATTCGTCCACAACAGGTGTTTTCTCGCCAACTGGGTTTGAATACCACAGCGGGCGCTTATCCAGCGGGCTTCCATTGAACATCAGCCGATAACACCTACTCTCGGAACCACTTCATTCAACAGGGACTGCGCCACATCGGAGCTTTCCCACACACGAGTAATGCCATTGTTGGTATAGCTCGTCTGTCCGTTTGCGCCGATGTGGTTGTACAGTTCCGCTGCAATGCGTATCTGCAACGACTGATACTGCAAGGGCAGCTCGTCCGGACTGTTGCCGAAGGGGTAGCCCTGTGCAAATATCTTGTCTTTGGCAAAATCAAGCAGCAGGTCGAAGAGTGGGTAGTCCTCGTCCGTGATTTCACGGTCAAGTGCAGGGGCAATGTACTGCCCCAGCTTGACTGCCGCTTCAGAATACTGGTCTCCCATGCTGCTTTCCTCCTTTCGCCTTAGTAAGCCTTGATGCAGTACACAGCGTCCATGCGCTCAAAGGACGGCAGGACGATTTCAGAAGCAATAATGTCAGTGCTGACAGGGTGGGCTTCCTGCTTCGTAGTAATGGCAACGCCAGTGTTCACAACGGAAACCTGTGCGTTGGAAATGCCAGCCATCAGGTCAACCTCTTCCGGGGTTGCAACATAGTACATATTGCCCAGAGAACCAGAAGGAGCCAGCACGACATAACCATCGGGAAGGTACTTCTCGGCAGTAGCGGTCTCTTCCGGCTTGAACATCTTGTCGTACAGATGGATGCGGATGCCGGATGCGCTTTCGACAACAGAACGTGCCTCAGAATCGATAAGAACGGCGGTGGTGGTTTTCATAACCGTCAGGAAACGGTTTTTGACCTCTTCCGCAGCAATCATCTTGTGGAAGGTGTTCGTATTCATGTAGGCTTCGGTAATGACTTCGCCAGTGTTCGCAAGAACAGTGTTTGCGGCAGTAGTCATCGTGGCGATGGGGGTTGCAGTGGTAGGAGCATCCCACTTCTCCTTGGTAATCAGAGCCTTGTAATTGGACTGCTGCCAAGTGCCATCCGGGTCGTAATCGTAGACGTAACTCACGCCGTTGGATTCGATAGAAATGCCGGGCTTGCCAGCCTTGGGAGCCAGAAGCTGCCATACCATGCGCTCAGGAACGATGCGAGCGCCAGTGATAAGCTGTGCGGTATCATCGTAGACACGATTGATAACGTCTGCCGCAAACTCCTGATTGGTAGCCAGAACAGAAATGATCTTGCGGCGGTCGCTCTCGTCGATATGCACACCCTCACGGAAAAAGGGCATATTGGTCTCCGTCACCTGAATACCTTTACGGGTACGGAACGTAGCCTTAGTGTCAAATACGCTAGGCTTCAGCGAAACGCCAACGCCCTTATGACCACGCAGCCACTTCAGTTCCATGCTGACCTTCTTACGGGCAGGGAACAGAGCATCAGAAGCATAGGGCTGCGCATTGGTCGGGTCATTCGTCCAGTAGGCGGCAATCGCAGCAGGGGAGAAGATTTCATTCAGATTCAGTGCCATAATTTAGTCCTCCTTACTCGCTCTTTGCGCCAACATCGGTCCGGCAGAAAACGGCGGGAACGGCCTTTTTCAGAGCGGCAATATCGTTTGCAGAATAGGTAAAGCCGGACAGCTTTGCCTTGTCCACATCAATAACGCCCTGAATCAGCAGTGCGCCATTGGGGTTGACGGCAGGGTCAACGGTGTGCAGCAGAATGCCAATGGCATCGGTAGCTGCATCAGTAGCGCTGGGGCCAGTGGTGGTAGCAGCTTTCAGACCAGTCTTTGCCATAGGATAACCAGCCGGAACAGCATTGGTCTCCTTGACGGTAAAGGGAATGGCAACGTAGGTATCAGCAGCCAGAATAGTGCTTTCAGGAGCCGATACCGGAGTAGTGGTATATTTCATGTTTTCCTCCTTAATGGAAAGCGGTCATTGCGTCACTCGATGCCTTGTTTGCGTCTGCACGCTCTTTTGCAAAGCGTTTAGCAAAGGAAACACCTGCGCTATCTGCGCCGTCACCATTGCCATCCGCACCCGGAGGTGTGGGCATATCATTCAGCAGAGAAGCCTTGTACGCGGTGTCGTGGGCGGTCATAAACTCCGACTGGAACTTAAACACCTTGTCCATGTCACCGTCAGCCAGTGCAGATGCAGCCTTGTTGGCAAGTTCAGCGTCATAACCCTGTGCAACAAACTTCTCACGGTAAGATGCAAGGGTCTTTTCCTTGACAAGGTTCTCCTTGTCGGCAGTCAGAGCATCAATCTGCTTCTGCATCTCTGCCAGCTTGTCAGCCTGTTCCTGTGCGGCATTCTCGTCATCGGTACGCTTTGCCTTGAGCTGCTTCTTGTACTCAGCAGCTTCGCCATTGGCTTTCGTCACGGCGTTGCGCAGCTTCTCGACCTCTGCGCTAGGGTCTGCAACCTTTTCAAGCGCAGAAATGATTTCATCGGCGGTCATGCCCTCTTTGTAGGCATCGCCAAGCAACACATTGAGTTTCATATCGTTAATTTCCTCCTGCGTTTTTTTACCGTTGCTTCCCTGCAACGCTGCGAAATTTGTATCCCGGCTTCCCTGCCGGAATATATCAGCCCGAAAATTCGGGGTGATTCTTTATTCCTTTGGATAAATTCTCTTGTACGGTTCAATGCCACTGTCCAAAATAGATTTTTCTCGCGCCGAATTTCGGTCAGGGTGTGTCCATTTGAATTTCCCACATTTCGTGCAGATATACTCGCACTCCATTTCTCGTGGTTCGTTTCCGTTGATGCCGTGCGTCCAATGCCAACGAGAAAGCGTATAGTCATGTTTGCAAAACAACTGTTTCCAAAAATCACGCATTATCTTTTTTCTCTATCCGCTCATCAATGATTTCCCAGTCGTCACACGCCATATTTTCCATGGTGTACAGAATGTCTTCTGAATCAGCAAGATTTACAATCTTGCCATCGTAGCAGTGCATCTCGACATAAGGTTTCTTAGAATCTTTAGACCCCAAGCACCAATAACCAGTCCAATGATGACGCTTAATTTTGCGCCCTCGTTTAAGAGCAAACAAAGCACTTGCAAAATTCATTTTTCTCCTCCGTTCTTTGCGTCAGCCTGTTCATTGACCATATTGTTGACACCAACAATATGGTCTGTGGGCTGTTTCTGCGGCTTCGGTGCCTTTCCATCCTTGCCCAGCTTGCCAGCGGCAACCAGGAAAGGCTTGCTCATTTCATAAGCAGCCTGTGGGTCAGGGAACAGACCAGGCGTAGTGAACGCCAATTGCGGGTCAATCGGCTGCTGAATCATCTGCGCAAAAATCTGAACCTTGCTCTGCTGATTATCGTACTGACGGCGGGGCAGTTTGATATTGATGTCACTTGCCATCAGTTTAGAACCAGCCGTATCACGCAGGATTTTCAGCATTACAGACAGGCTCTGGCGTTCAGCATACTTGAACATATTCTCGTACTGCTGCGCTCTTGCTTCGGTGTGATTCCAGCCATTGCGGACGATGACTGCACCTACGTTGTCGGACGTTGCATTCTCGCTGCCAGTAGCACTAGGCATAGCAGTCAGACTGCGGTACACGTTCAACATGGAATCAAGCAAGGTCTGACTTTGCTGCTGGTCAAGCTCATTCGCAATCTGCGAAACAGAGGCGGGCAAGCTGGTTGTAGATTTCAAGCACATTGCCCCAAGTTCTTTGACCTGTTTCAGTGCGTTATCATCCACAAGGCAGTTGGTAAACACCATGATGGACTGGATGAACTGCGCAACGCCGTCCAAACGGTTGCTTTCAAGGTCATTGATGGCATCAAGCACAGGGATAGCCGGTTCAAACAGACCCATCCGCTCCGGGTTCAGCTTGTATTCGACCATCGGCAACATTCCGAGAGAATGGTTCTCCGATTTCGTAACCTTGCCGTTGTCGATTTCAAAGTACTGGTTTGGCGTATACACGCAAATCAGGTCGTTTAGGTCGTTCTGATAATTGCGTGGGATGTGCAACACGTTGGCGATAGGTTTGTGCCCGATGCCGGAGTTGTAAATCACATACGCCATGTCCGGGTCTGGAACGTCCACCAGCAGGGGCGTTTCGTCCGGGTAGTTGCCGTTGTACCCCTTGTCAGGGAGAACAATGCGGTATCCCTGTCCGCACTCCAACATCCACTGCCAGAGCCGCCGATCGAGCGCATCCTTGCCCTCATACTGCAAAGCGTTGGACAGGCGGGCGATTTCCTCACCGTCACCAGTTGCCGTTTCAGACCGCACATAAGAGCAAGGAGTGCCGCTCATGTAGCCTGTGTAGAAGCCTACGCACTCGTTGGCATGGTTTTCTACAATGCGATTGGTGATTTCAGCGTGGTACTCCTTCGTGCGGTGGAGGACAGGCTGACTGCCCAAGTAGTAGTTGTGCAGAAATCGAATCTCGTTCTTGTTCAGCAGATGAATAGGCTCTGCCTTGCCCATGACCACTTTCAGCACGTTTGCCCGATTGATTTCCGTCTCCGGTGTTTCAATCGGTCTACGTCCGGTTAGCGGCTCATTCAAAAAGCCGCCAACGACCATCTGATACTCAGCCATGCGTTCCTCCTTTCCAGCAAAATAAAAAAGCGCAGCAAGACAAACCTGTTAAGGTCTGTCTCACTGCGCCAAAACTGCGCTTCAAAAGCTATTTACTTTTCCGGTGGATGGATGATTTTCACCCATCCTTCCCTTGTGTCTCCTTCGATAACGCCCTTGCATCTGTCGCACTTGAAATGGTATCGTCCGTCTACTTCGCCAAGATAGCGGTTGCAGCGGACGTTCTTATAGATTGGGTTTTGCCTGATACAAGGGCAACAGATTCTAACTAGCATGAGCGCTCCTTTCGTTGGATTTCTGGAAACAGGCTGTTGAGCACAGACCTGTCGGAAGCTACTGGGAAACTATTCGCACTTCCAGTCGTGCTATTTTCCGCCCTGGAAAACCTTCACAGTCTTTCTGTTTGCCGGACAGGCAATGGTTCAGGCTGCGATTCGGACGCGGAAGCCGGATTTGAACCAGCGACCTCTTGGTAACCAAGCGAGCTACCTGACTGCTCCACTCCGCGATAGAAACCCGGCTTAATGAATAACCGCTGCTCTTTGCAAAAGAAGAAAATTCAAAAAGCCTTTTGCATCGAGAGCCGGGAATAGCGGTGAGGTGTCAAAAGAGAAATCCCATGCAAAGCAAGAGGATAGTTGTGCTGCGTAGCGGGTTTGAACCGCTTCGTGTCAGTTGGGGGAGTACAAACAACGTTCCGTCCACTCGGAAACGCAACATATAATCCCCACGACAGAGAAAGGCAGCTGTCGTGGGTGAGTAAGAGAGGAGGGTATTACACAACAAATGACGAGTAAAAATGACTTAAAAATCTCGCCAACGCAATACCTAGAGGAAGCTGCAAATCTTCCTGGTACTATTGTAAGCCATGTCAACAGGCAAATCAAATTTTAATGCCTACGAAACCGGCTATTTAGGGGAATTATTAAAACGGCCTCTTGACAGGCTCAATTTTGCTGATTCCGTTATACAGTTCATCGGCAAGCTGTGCCAGGCTGTCCGGTGCATCATCGTGCGGAACTTTGCCAAGCTGCGTAAACATCGTCACCTGTTCCATGAACGCCTTGTACTCTTTCGATTGGTGTTTTTCGTCAAGGAAATAGAACCGTTTGATGTCCGGCGCATACTGGATGATTCTTGATAGCTTGCTTTGACCGCTTGGCGCACGTTGGCTGCGGACAGAGCAGTGATAGCCCTGCTGCAGAAGCTGGCTGTCTACCACGTCACAATATTCATCGCCGCCGTTGTTGGCTTCGCCACGCACCACGTTGATTTTGTGCTGGATGATTTTGCCCACGACTTCCGGCCTGGTCACGGTCTTATCGCCGTTGTTGAACACAAGGTCAGGGATGAATACGGCATCTCCGTACACATAGGCGATAGGGCAAGCCGTGAAGTCACCGCCGCCCCATGCAATATCCATGACCATCAGCTTGCGATCGGGCTCACCGTCAGGCAGAACGCCATTAAAATACCGCAATTCATCGGCAGGGAACAGCAGACCTTCACGCACATAGGGCTTGCCCATGTATTTTGCCCACCATGTTGCGTCATCAATGCTGGCTTTCATGTCAGCGTAGTAGGCATCGTCAAACCCAACGCCATAGTCATAGTTGAAGTTGCTGTGTCCGTTTTCATCCACCGCAGGAATCACCCGGAATCGGTACTTCGGATTGTCTGCATACTGGTTCTGGATACGTCCCAGAGGGTCAAGCACGTTCCAACGTGTACCGACCATCAGCTCTAAAGCGCCTTGCTTTTTACGATCTTTCAGCTGGTTCAGATAGGCATCGTATTTGTTGTTCAGACGTTCAACATTCAGGCTTTCTTCCAAGTCCTCAATCAAGTCATCGCTGTATAGAACGCCACCCTCACCGATTTCAACAGCACCAGTTAGTGTGCCGCCGATCGAGCGGCAAGTCAGGGTTGGGAAACGCTTCTTTCGGTTCAGGTCAACGCTTTCGTCCTTTGCGCTCTTGTCCACAAGCTGAACGTCAGGGAAGATTTTGCCCCAGTTGTAGGTCACAGGGTCAGTGATGATGGATAGCACTTCGCCGTAGAATCCATTTGTCAACTTGTCGGAGTGTCCGCTCATAACCGATGCAACGTCAGGGCGGTTGCCCATTAGCCATGTGATAAAAAAGATGCACAGAGTACTGTTATGGGTTGGAATCAGCCGCTTCCCAGCGCAGTACACGCCACCCTCAACCTGAATGCAGTTGCCCTGCTTCGGCTCGATGCGTTCAAACCCGCAAAACGCCACACGGCGAGGTTTGGAGAACTCCTTTAGCTGCTTGCGAGGAACAATGCAGGGAATAGGGCAGGTAGGATTAAAAGAGATGGAATAGACTGTCAGATTGCCTTTAATGCCACTAGACGATACACGAGGTGGATATTCAACCACACTACATCTCCATCCAAAGGTAGAAACCAGCGTGACAAAATCATCTCTCATTTTCGGCTCTGTGGTAGAAAAAGCGTACCGATGCTCTTTTACCCGTAACGTACCGTCTGTATCGAGCAGACCAGCAAGCAATTCCATACGCTGTGCAATGCTGGCTGTAAAGTATTCTTCTGGGATATGCTTCACGCAGCGGCGGTGACTATAGCACATATCGCCTTTTTGAAGTGCTTGTCGCAAACCAGAGAATCCGTAGTACTCAACACCGGTGTCCTTGTGAACCGTATGCCAACTAACCGGGTATCCATCGTTAATGACGCGCTCGACAATCACTCGATCACAAGGAGGTTCACAAATATCCGGGTGCTGATTGCGACCATCGCCAAGCCATGCGCCCAATGTGTACGGCTCAACAGGCAGTTTCTTATATTCTCCCTCGACAAAATTTTTGAACGGAACCTGATAGCAGAATCTTATACCGTCCTTTGTGTCGGCAACATAATCCTCCATCATCCGCTTAGTTTCGACAACATCAAATCCGTTCTTATGGCGGTTAAAGACCGGCCACTCGTGGTTTTCGTGGCAGTCAATGTATGTGCCGTCAGAGAAATGGCAACGCACATCAAGCTGGCACTTAGGCGAAACGGCCAGCACTTTTACAAACTGACCTTTCGGGCTGATAACTTCATCGCCGACCTGCAAATCGCCGTGATTCTTCCAGCCACTTCTCGTTAAAATCGGCGTATCATCACTCAAAGCCTTGCCAACGCGAGCAGGTAAACTAACTCCCAAGAAGTCAATCCGCTTATAAAACAAGTCCTCAAGGTCATCTGCCAGCACTTTTAGAACCCTGCGCCTCGGCTGATAGAACTTCTTTTCTGGCGCACGGTTCCATTCAAGGTAGATGCAATAGCTGTCAAACACATCTTTTGCTTCAAACAGGTACGTCCGGCCGATAATGTCATAGACCTTCGCCACGTCTTCGCCTGTTTTCATTTTGCCCATCATGGCTGCACAAACAGAGCGCAGCTCACCAGAGTATTTGTAGGCATCGAACCGCTTGTCTTGCGGAAGAGTGTCTCTTAGGTTCACCACTGCCTGAAACCAGTCCTCATAGACCTGTGCTTCGGTCGGATTCTGCTTTGCATACGCTTTGATACTGTCAATGATGGCGATACACTGTTTTGGCTGCATAAAAAATAGGCACCCCCTACCTGAAAATGTAAAGAGTGCCTACAACTGCACAAAAATCAAATATTCGGTTTTATAATGCTGCTTTCGGAAAATTATTTGCTAAAATTCGTTTTAACGGATAGAATGTGCGGTTTATTTGACTTCTTCTGCAAGCTGATTGAGCCTGCGTTTCAGCTCGTCCGCATCGTAGTACAAAGCGTCTGCGATGGCATTGAGAATATCGGGCTTGTCGGTGTAATCGCACAGCGTTTCAATGAGTTTCAAACTCTGATCTGACAATTTTACGGTTTTCATGTCGTTTTCCTTTCGGCTTTATTCTCCCGCTTTGAAATTGTAAATGGGCTTAATGTGTTTTACAATATCAACTGTTGGGGAGATTGCGTTGATAATTTCCTGCGCTGGCTTATATGCCATCGGACATTCATCCAACGTGGATTCATCGGCTGACGTAGTATAAATTCCGTTCATCTGCTTTTGGTATTCCTCAACGCTGAATGCTTTTTTAGCTGCTGTTCTGCTATATAGTCTGCCAGCACCATGCGGAGCAGAGAAATTCCAATCAGGATTGCCCTTACCAATACAGATAAGGCTTCCATCTCTCATATTAAGAGGAATAATCAGCTTCTTACCCTCTCTAGCGGATACAGAGCCTTTTCGGATAATATCATCCGATTCATCAATATAGTTATGAACGGTTTCAAAGAAGGACGCATGGGTTAGCATAGAATCAATTCCAACACCATCTAAAATAGTGTGCATAATTCTTGCTCTGTTCATCCTCGCAAAAGCCTGACAAATTCGCATATCATTAAGGTAGGAATCACGTTCTTCGCCTTCAAGATAGCAAAGTTCATTCGGAATATCGGGAAACTGAACATTCAATTCTTTGATTTTTTGCGAGATTTCTTGTTCACGACCCTGCGCTTTCAGTTCCGCAATCACACGTTCCGTAGCTTCTTTTCTTTTGTTCTTTCCTTTGATATTTGAGATGGCTACGTTTTGATGATACTCTGCGACCTGCTTTCCGAGATTTCGGCTTCCAGTATGGATAACAAGATACTGGTTTCCCTCTTCGTCCTCGTCCAACTCAATAAAATGATTGCCACCGCCCAAAGTACCCATGCTACGAAGAATCCAGTCAACATTATGTAGACTATCTTTGCAGTCAAGCTGGCTAAGGAAAGAATCCGACATTTTCTGCGATTCGTGAACATTCATTCCAGCCGGTACACGTTCTCTGATTACTTTATCTAACTTTTTCGGGTCGATGTGTTCAATTCCAAGTTCAGCGACAAGCATTCCGCAACCAATGTCCACGCCGACAATATTCGGAATGACTTTCTTGCCCAAGTTTGCCGTAAACCCAATTACGCACCCGGAACCAGCATGAACGTCTGGCATAATGCGAATTTTGCATCCGTCAACAAAGCTCTGATTACAAAGCGTCAAAATCTGCTCAGACGCTTTGTCTTCAATATTGTCCGTGAACACCTTTGCGGACGCATATTTTCCTTCAATCGTTTTCAATGTATTCTCCTTTCTCATTTGGTTTTATTCTAGGTTGAGAACAATGTCACCTGTTCTGTTCAGCAATCCGATACCATGTCTGGCGGGTCACGCCAAGCTGTTTGGCAGCATCCGTGACCGTGAGAATGCGCTTCTCCACCTGCTCATGGAGAATGTCAAAGAGGTTGCGGTCATACTCGGTGGGCTTGCGGCCTTCCCTGTAATCGGGGCGCTGGCTGGCAATCTTCTTGCCCTCTCTGGTGCGCTCAACAATCATGTCACGCTCAAACTGGGCAAACACAAGAAACATACCTCTCATAGCCCTACTAGCAGGGGTGTTGTCCATCACACCAAGATTCAGCACGTTCACCCGGATTCCTTTTTCAATCCATGAATCAATCAGTTCATACCCACCGACAAGGCTTCTGGCAACACGATCTAGCTTTGTCACAACGATTGTATCGCCGCTCTGAACTTTCGCTTCCAGCTTGTCCAGTTCCTTGCGTTCCATTTTAGTTCCAGTATATACCTCTTTGAAAATCTTAGTTGCGCCAGCGGCCTTGAGGGCTTCTTCCTGCGATTCAAGGCTGTTGCCATCAATCGCCTGTCCAGCGGAACTGACACGAGCGTAGCCGTAAATCATTCAGGTTCACCGTCTCTTTCAAGAACTTTAAGAACAAATTCATCCGATGCAACATCAGCACCAATAGGCTGAATCACGATTTGGTATTTCATTTCTTCCAAGAGCATTGCCATTGTGGACAACTTTAAATCATCCGCATTAACGCGGTTTGTCACATAAGAAGAAACTTCATATCCCATTTGCCTTGAAAGAGATGCAGAAGTATATCCTCTGATTTTCATAACGGAACGAAGAATGTCCCCGGAATTGACTTTATTTTTGGTTGCGCCGCCTTTTTTCTTCTCTGCCATTTTTATCGAACCTCTCTTTTGACCCAATGATAACACATTCTCGTGTCGCTGTCAACATCTTCTTGTGTTTTTTGCAAATTTTTTACTATCAATAGGGTTGTAAAACGGCTGTAAACTTTTTCGTTGCTTTACAAACTGTATACTTGAATAGTAGCCTTACGAATTATCGAAAAATATCTTTTGAGTTACTATCACTAGGGTAAACTAATCCGTTTACAGAAGTACTATCAAATAACGTAAATTTACGTTAGAATGCGTAAAATGTCACAGATGTGTGACTGAATTATACAAATTGGGCTGTTGACAACTATATACCAAGCGTCTATAATCTAAGACAGCAGAACACACGATGAATCAACCAGCAACGGTAGATTTATCCTTTGTGGCATAAAAAATAGGCCGTCAGCTCCACCGACCAAAGTAGTACTGACGACCTATTCCACCACAAAACAGAAGCTGCGCAACCAAGGGCGCAGTCTCGGTTTCTGTCAATTATTATAGCAGAAGCAGACCGCTTCTGCAATAGAAAGGAGCAAAAAACATGAACTTTCCTACGACAACCGAAGAATTTCTGAAAACACTCGCACACGGCAAAGAGCCGACCAGCGAGGACAGGGAGTACGCAGAAGCGCTGGGTAAGCTGTCCGAACTGAACTACCGAGCAGGGTACGAAGCGGGACGTAAAGAAAAGTAACATAATTTCGGCAATTCGTATGTATTATAAATTACATCGTAAAATTGTTTGAAATTATTTACTTCACAAGGAAAAGTGGTATAATATTATCACACAGAAAGGAGGTGAACGAACATGACTTTAACCAAGCACCGCAATGGCAAACAGGCCAACGTGAACATGGATACGGCAACGCTGGAAAAGGTAGACAACTACTGCTTGACACTGGACATCAGCCGTAGCCAGTTCATGCGTAAGGCCGCTGCCGAGTATCTGCGAAACCATCCGCTGCCCGATGAAAAAGAATAAGACGCTCGCTAAAGTTTGACGACCACAGCGAACGTCTTATGAAACGCTCAGAGAGTATAGACCCTCTTTGGGTTATTATACCAGAGATGGCCTGCTCTCGCAAGATAGAAAGGTCAAATTTCTATGAATAATAATCTTGAAACCATCCGAATCTTCTCCGAAGATGTTATCCCTGTGTATGACACTGACACTGGCGAAAAAGTAGTGCTGGGTCGGGAACTACACGAAAAGCTCAAGATCAAGTCTCGTTATAATGACTGGTTTGCAAATATGTCCGCTTATGGGTTCAAAGAAAACGTCGACTATTCATCGTTTACTAAAAATCTAGTAAACGGCGGGCGCTCCATTGAGCACATTCTCAGCCTTGACATGGCAAAGCACATTGCAATGATTCAGCGGACACCGCAGGGCATGGAAATTCGCCAGAAACTGATTGACCTTGAGAAGAACGTGTCTATCAACCAGTTCGCAGGACTTTCTAAGGAACTGCAAGCAATCCTTGTGATTGACCAGCGCACCATGAAGCAGGAGCAGCGCATTTCTGCTCTTGAGAACACCATGACCATCGACTACAATCAGCAGCGTGTGTTGAAGCGTGTCGTGAACACGGTGGTCATCAACGCTCTTGGCGGCATGGACAGCCCGGCCTACAAGAGCCGCAGCGTCTCTCAGAAGCTGTTTATGGAATGCAACCGGGACATTCAGGACTGGTTCAATGTGAACAGCAGAAACAACGTGCCGAAGAAGCGGTTTGATGAAGCTGTCGAGTACATCAAGAAGTGGAGACCGTGTGCGAACTCCGTTATGTTGGTTCAGGTTACAAACGGCCAGACCCAGATGCCCATGTGAAAGGAGAACAACTATGCTTACCGCAGATAAGATTCAGGATATGGGGGAATACCTCAACTACGCTTTCGAGACCATGCTGAAGCTCTGGCGCACCGTTGACTACGGCGAGTGCGTCCACGAGCCTGTTATCGCCTGTGACGGAAAGGTTGTCGATAGCGGTCAGCTTTCCTTTGAACCGGACGAAAACGGCGAGATTGAGCCGGTTCTGCTCCGGGACAACAAGTGCATCATGCACGATGTGAAGTATTGGATGCCCTTGCCCAATGTTGAGTACCATCCCTATCACAATAAAATCGTGAAGTAAACAGTCTATAAGAAAAGCCAGTGGTTAGAGAACATCTAGCCGCTGGCTTTTTGTGTTATTGTCAGGAAGTTAAAAATGCAGAAGCAAAAAAGAACACGAGATAGTAGGTTATAATGCAAAGAATGATTGTGGCGATTATTTTACCAGCGCTCATTCTTTTCTTATTCTCACCACCGCACTCAGGGCAAAACTTCGCTGTCCTTGAAATCATGTGTCCGCAGTGTTCACATGGAATCAAATCGTTTTTCGGCTCTTTCTTTCCCATTGTGTTCTCCTTATTCGTTTGCAAGGTCTGCATATTTGACTTCAATGCGAGGGAGTTCATCGGTGGTGCTGGTCAACGCTCTGGTAATTTTTTCAAGTCCGGTAAACTCACCATAAACGGTGATAATATCATCGTCCAGAATCTTCACAGCATCGCCACCACGCTTATCCAGCATATAATACTCGTCATCAGCATAGAATCCGTATCCGCTGTTGTCCGTGTAGGTTCTCCATGCTTTTTCGCTGCCGGAGAAGTTTGCGTCAATAATCTGCGAGACCTTTACCTTGACTACAATCTTAGTTCCTTCATACTTTTCAGGATAACGGCACAGTTCCTTATAGTCCACAGTCTGGCACTCTGCCTTGTAATCGTCCTCGCTGATTTCAGGCACAACAGATGCAGCGGAAGAAGCGGTGGATGCACTTGCCTTGTCAGATGTAGCGTCCTTGTAGCCCTCTTCAAAGCCCTTCTTGCCGCTATCGCTGGAGCCACCAATAGCAGACAAGACAATCAAAACAACGATGGTGATAAACCACCAGCGCTTGTAGATAGGCGGTTTATTCTTACCGCCACACTGAGGGCAGACCTTTGCACTTGCGGCAATCTCTGCGCCACAATGCTTGCACGTTGTCATTTTACTTTTAGCCATTGTAGATTCCTCCCTTTCAAGGCTTGTAAGGCAAGTATAGCACAGAACACAGACCCTTTGTAGGGGTCTTTTTGTTTTTGCGGGAAATTTTTGAGATTGGCAATAGGGGTGGGGGTGATTTGCGCAGGAAAGAGGGGGTGGTGAATCGCCACCACTTTAATAAAAACGCCTTTTTTGATTTTTTTCTACGGAGACTATCGACCCACCCCACCCCCGGTGCTTCCTGTATACCCCGCCGGTGGAGACGCTGACCCCATCAGCGGGTGTTTCGGGTGCAGCACTTGCCAGCGATCCACAGACGGCAGGAGCTGACCCCGCCGGGCTGGCACGGTCTGTGGTATGCTGCACCCCTGTACCCTTATATACCTTATTATAATAGGGCGGCTACGCTGACCTATACAGCGTCCGGCGTGGCGTTGGTATCTGGCACGCGCTGGAGGTGTTACGGCGTTGTGATACGCTCCAGCGTAGCGCAGGCGGTATTATAGCCGCTTGTGTCGGTCTGGTATCTGCGGCGGTAGAATGTGGCAAATCTCAAGAAAAGCCCCTGTAAAGCCCTGTGCGCTATTTTATGGCGTGGGCGGTATAATTTGCATGGACGGCGTAAAACGCGCTGTAAACGCTTGTATGGGGTTGTATTGCAGCAGGGCAAAATAAAAGCCCTGCACCCTCAGCAGATGCAAGGCAAAAGAAAAGCCCCGCCAGCGGGGGCGGGGGTAAGATTTTGTTAGTGCCATTCAATCAGGCGCTTTGTACGCTTCAATCCTGCCAGCGTATAATCTCCGCTGACATTATCCCACACACGGGAGCGGGTATTATAGGCGTACGGATAAAGTGTTGTCTGATTTGCGCTATCCCAATTTACTGCATGATGCACTTTTCCGGTCTCATCGTCCACGTAAATGCTCAGACCGTTAACTTCGTGTTCTGTGTAGGTTTTCATAATAACACTTCTCTTTCTGGGCCTTTACTGCCCCTTTTGCTATAGTATATCATATTGCAAGCCCATTATACAGGACTTGCAGAAAATTTTTGCTCTTTTGGGCGGTCTCATTTGGACGCCTTAAACAGCGCAGAGAAAAACCAAAAAATGAACAGGATACAAGAAAATATCATTTTGTGCTCACCTCCCGGATGCTACCGATTTCGGCGGCGGTGTACACTTTGCCGCGATAGCTGTGAAAAAGGTGGATCCAGTCCCACGCATCGGCGGCGGACAAAAACACATTGCCAGCGCTGTATAAGCCGCCGTTATATTGGATATAGCCGTTTACAATATAATCTGGTGTCTTCTTGGCTTTTGCCGTGTCGATCTCTGAGACGCTCCACACGCTGCGCCCACGCACAACAGGAATATATACTTTATCGGGGTAAATCATCGTTAAACCTCCATCAAACCACGCTAAAACGCTTGTATGTGGTGCGCTTGCTGCACTCGGCATAAATATCCGGGTGCAGCGTCTTGAGAAGCTTGCTATCAAGCCGGACGCTTTGCACGTCCTTATACACGGCCTTTGCAGTGCCCTGCACCATTTCCGGTGCGCCGTGCATCATGTTGATAATTTCAGCCTTTACAGCGTCGTTCATTGCTTCAAGCTCTTCAATTAACCGCTTGTTTTCGCGGTATGCGTTCACTTTTTCTTCAAACGTCGTCATTTTTTAGCCCTCCATTAGCTTTTTGTAATTCAAAATCTGTTCACGCGTTAGCCATTCCGGCTTTTGCTTGATGCTGTCATACAGGTAAAGCATACTATCAATTTGTTCTTTTACGTTTTCAGCCCACAAATATTTTTCATGCCGTGCGCCGAAACCCAAAAAATACTCGCAATCAATCCGCATACGGTCAAGCAAGCAATATTTTCTTTCGGTGGAAAGAGAATCTAAATATTTTTGATATTTCATTGTTTTTACTCCTTATTAGCTGTTAAGAAATGCAATCATTACAAACGCGCCGCTAATCATGCCGCCGATGTACCAGAGGGCAGCCCACTGGGTTGCATCGAGTACTAGCATATTACTGCACCCCCTTGCAATACAGGCCGTTGGTGCGGCAGATGGTGCGGATACGGTTGCAAGCCCGCGCACTGTATCGGGCTTGCACGTCAAGCCACGTTTCCTTGCTGTTAGGCTCATACACCCCGCCGTGCTTGCGCTTGAGTTCGGACGGAGTGCAGACGCGGGCGGCAATATCAGAATCATAGCAGAGGGAGCAACCGCCGTTGCTGTACTGTTCCCAACAGCTTGCACCGTTGAGCGCCCACTGTTCAAGCTCTGCACCGTCAAGGGGCAGGCGCTCCATATTGTTTGCACCCTCCTGCACATCCTCCAGCAGGTCAAGAGCGTACAGCGTGACGGCCTTGTCCCACGCGCTGCGATCGTGGCGGGCGTTGAGTTCAGTGCGGATGGTCTCTGCAAGTGCGGTATAATCGATGGTCTTCTTCATGGTTTTGCCCTCCTGTTTTGTGGTGGTGTAACACGTTCTTGTGTTGTCTATATAGTAACACATTCTTGTGTTGATGTCAATGGCTTTGCACACATTCTTGTGTTGAAAATCGTTCATGTTTGAGTGTGTCCGAATCTGCACAGTTTCGGACGCAATGCGCAGGCCGTCCGGGTGCGCTGGGGGCTGGGGTCTCCACCTGTACAGGGTCAGCCCGGCGGCTTGCAATCTGGCATCGGTCAGCGG